TGGTATCAGAGCTTTGTTGTTTCTTGTGTTTGTGAAATGGGAATGAGAGGCTAAAACCCTTCTCAGGGTGCGAAGGTAAGGGAAATTGTCTTGATAGAATTTTTCATTATTTTCTCTGAATCTTTAAGTACTGCAATCTGGTTGCTTTATCAATACAGTTTTTGTGACATCGGAAAGTATTGAAATTTTTAATTTACGGAAATAAGGTCTTAAGTTTGAAGTATTTATGTTTAATGGGTGCTGGCTTGATACTGAATTGAGCTTCTGAAAACGCAAAAGACAAGGGCACTATATCCCGCCAAGGCAGGAGGCCGTCAAGGGTGAACCCCCGAGGTGAGTGTTCAAGGAGCTCAGTAAGGTTGAAAAGCTAGTGGTACCTTAGACATAAATATCAAAACTGAGGGCTTTTTCTTCTGTAAAAAGGAAATTGAACGGTTTATTGCTTAAAAGAGGGTTACTGGTTCGACTTGCCTTAGTTCTGAGGCCTGGCCTGGTCCAGCAACTTCAGGGCTTTGTGTACAGAGAACACTGCACTTTAACCCGGAAAGCACGAACCTTCAATACTTACTTATGTTATGATGAACTGTAGAGTATAAGTGATCATGAGTCGGTCTCTAGATTTGGAGAAAACATTGAAAGACTATCTTGATAAAAGTACCGAACCTGAGTACCTTGACCTTCATACCATTGACAGACCCACAACCAAACAGCTAGCTAACAATCTCTGTTATTTGAACCACCAGGCGAAACTATTGTCCCGTGTTTCTTTAAAATATTTCTTCCAGTTACAGGAGGAAATCCAGCAACTGAAAGCGGAGAACGTCAAACTCCGGAAAGAACTGGTCAATCTGACCAAAGAGGTGGTTGAAAACCGCCCCCTGACTGAGAGGAAGGTTCAGGACCTCGTGTTGAGGATCACTGAACAACCGAAGGAAATCGAACAACAGGCAGTGCGCCTAGTGAAGGATCTATCTTCAAAGCTTGATCGGGTGGAAGCAATCTTGCGAAAGGTTGAGGGGAACACCTCTTTATGAGTGAAGAACTCATAAGAGCCCTGAAAACCGTCGAGCACATTGAGCCACCGGCCGTAGGGTTTGTAAGATCCTACGATTATCAAAACAAACTCGCCGGAGCAGTAGCATCAACTCAAAAGCAGAACAACACTATTCTGCAGCTGTTTGTCCAGTTGTTCGAGAAGGTCGCGGAAGTCAAGGCTGACCTTGAAGTTATCAAGAAGCAGTTGGCAGCCCCAACTGAACGTGAAGCATCTGACAGTCTACTTGACCAGGTAATCTCAAAACTTGGCAAGTTATCTCTTGCTGACAAGGTTCCTGAAAAGCCAGGAAAGTTACTTGTCTGGAAGGACCCTGCTCTGATCTACAAAGAAGAGCTTGAAAAGCTATCTTAATGGAGCGGCCCCAGACATCCACTACCCTAGCTACTACACCGTCAGTCTTTGAGGACCAAGTCAGAGACTACCGCCTCGGTGCTCGGAGGCGCTATAACATGAGTCAAGCGGCGCAAAAGCTTGCGAAGACTCTCACTTTTGGGAAATACAGTCAACCTACGTTGGAGCAACAGGTTGACCCTGAGAAGACACTACAGCTCTCATCCATGCAGAGGGCATCCCTAGTACCAGCCGAAGTACTCTATCATTCAAGACCTGATACTGTAAATCATAAGGTCTATATGCATTGGTCTGAGGAGTCAGACCTGGTGGTCAACCGTCAATATGACTCGACGTTCATCCGTCCAGAGTCATATACAACACTGATGAAGTCTGGCATGCAGTTCATTCATATTGGACTGATGCAAGTAAGAATCCAGATCCTGCACAGAGCTGAAGCAGGAACACTCGCAATGATCGTATTCAGAGACTGTTCTTGGAGAGGAAGACGGTCTATGATTGCGAAGATGGAAGTTGATTTGACCAAGGGGAGTCAAATGGTGTATATAGCGCCCAACCTTATAAAGAGGCTTACAGATTTCTATAACAACATCCAAATCTCTATCCTTACCAAAGGATATGACGATTACCAGAATTCTGAAGCCAATCTTTTGATTACTAAAGGTTTAGTGGGCAGGCTATCGAACACCTCAAATGTTGGCTTTGCATACTCCATTTCGGGCATCACCGATTACTTTGTGACACACGGAGTTCAGGCAATCAAAGGCCAACCGGTTTCAACTGAAGAATTCCAGGAAACTCTCTGGAATATTAAACCTTCTAATTTGGTTGTGCCAACACAACCAACTTTTGCCGAGGAGAGGGAGTTAGCAGATGGGAGCATCTCAATTCGATTCTCCAGGTACAAACCTGTACCACAGTTACCCGAGGTCTCCTACAATGCTAATGATGAAGAACTGGGCGATGACGAGAGGCATATAATTGCTTATCTGTCTACCCCGAACCTCGTGGTCAGACTAGTGAATGAAAATGCTATTCTGCCTCAAAGGATGTCTCATGGCGCAGTGGGCTATGACATTGCAATCACAGAAGCTGCTGAAATTTTGCCTGGACAACAGAAGCTACTACCAACAGGTATTTCTCTGCAAGTACCTAATGGTTTCTATGCACACTTATTCATTAAATCTGGAGTAGCTTTGAGGAAGGGGCTGATCCTTAACGCTGGTGTAATTGATCCTGATTACACTGGAGAGTTGAAGCTCTTATTGCTAAACCCTACTGGAGCCCCAGTACATGTCCAAGCAGGAGAGTTTATTGCTCAGGCAGTCCTGCAGGCTATTATTACACCACCAGTCCAGGAAGCACAAGCTCTACAAATGACTCTCCGAGGAGACAGAGGCTTTGGAGAAATGTCCCGCACCAGACTTCCCCCAGTAGAATCTGATGATGGATCACCATCATCACCCTTGTCTGAAGAAGTTCGCATCCTGTTCGAGGATGATCCTTTTCTTGAAGATCCTACTATCTATACTATTGATTCTTTTAACCATTCTTTTAATGATGAAGAAGAGATGGACTATATTTCCTATCTCTATCATCTAGATGATATACCAGCAAATGACGCCCCGATCTATGATGATTATCCTGAAGAAGGCGAGGTAGATGTGTTCAACTTGGCTACACTCGACAGCGGATTTGATCTTGACTATCCAACATTACAGAAGCTCGAAGCAACCATTGCTTCTACCGCTGTTTCTGAATACAGGCCCCCAGAGGACACCACCATGAATCCTCCCATATACCCACCAGCGAGGATTTCTGGACAGGCCTCTACAAGTACCGGCCCAACTTCTACAAGCTATACATCTGGGCCTGGGCCATCCTCTTCAGGCTATTCACAAAGGACACCCTCAGGTGTTCACTTCAGGGCAAGAGACTATTCCAACAACTGGTCTCTTCCATCGGCACAGCAAAACACTGGTGCCATGTTTTACTTACCCCTAGAGCTGGTGAAATTTGACGAGGTATTTTCCCGCTGGGAAAGTATCACGAAGAATCTTGTCTCACAACAGTCATTTATCACTGGCAAAGAGAAGGCGGAGTTCATAGAAAACCTTCTCGGGGAAACAGAAAAGTTGACTTGGATTCAGTGGAGAACGGCTTTTCCCACTGAATATGAAACACTGCTTGCCTCAGCAGATGGGAGAGAAGGAACTCAAAATATTCTGTCCCATATCCGCACCATTTTCACACTCGAAGACCCATACAGGGGCTCTACTAAGGTGCAGGAGCAAGCATATCTTGATCTTGAGCGCATTAGCTGCCGCGATGTAAAGGACCTCATCCCCTTCTTGAACGAATACATGAGGCTGGCGGCCAAGACAGGTAGACTCTTCATCTCCACCGAATTATCTGACAAAATTTGGATGAAGCTACCAGGTGATTTGGGAAAGCGCATCAAGACAAAGTTTGAAGAGCAATATGCCGGAAACACTATCGGAGTGCATCCTCGAATAATGTTCATCTACAAGTTCTTGGAAGAGGAATGTAAAAATGCGGCATTCATGAGATCCATGAAGAACCTCCAATTCTGCAGCAAGATCCCAATCCCGGGATACTATGGAGGAGCTGAGAAGAAATACGGCGTACGAAAATCAAAGACGTACAAAGGGAAGCCACACCAGTCGCACGTCCGTATTGAGAAGAGAAAGCACCTAACCAGAGAAAAACGCTGTAAATGTTTTCTCTGCGGGAAAGAAGGGCACTATGCTCGAGAGTGTCCTAATGACAGGCGCGACATCAAACGTGTCGCAATTTTTGAAGGGTTATCCATCCCAGATGACTTCGACATCGTCTCCGTACACGAAGGAGAGGAACAGAGTGATGCTATCTACTCTGTTTCAGAAGGCGAGAATGAAAGTATTGACCAGGAGGTCAACACTTTTATTTCGTACGGGGAAGGAGGTACCGGTTCTACCACACATTTTTCCAATCAAACTCTTTATTATTTAAAAGAGGAAGGAACAGTGACCCACTACTACCTTGGAGGAGGAGGAACCAAGGTTTCTGTCAAGGTCACGCAAAAAGAGCACGACTGTACACACGATTGGGTGCTCTACGGTGAAAACAATGCACATTGCAGGTTCTGCAGGAGAGAGGTAATGCAGAGATGGAATGCCAAATGTAATAAATGTGACATTACTACTTGTGGCATGTGCTCTGACCACTATGTAGGTTTAAGAGTCCCCTGCAAAAGACCTGAAGTACAGCAAGTGTACCAGCCTACGAATTTGCTAGTGGAACAGCGAAATTACATTATGAGCTGCGAGGAAGAAATCGCGAGGCTGAAAAATGAAATAGAGGCAATGAAGATCTCCTCAGAGAATCAACTGGTTGCTGAGAAGATAGCAAGGGCTGTGGAAGAAGAGCATCTGAAGAAGGAAGTTCAAGCACTGAAGCTTGAAAATGACCGGCTAACTCTGGAGAACGAAGACCAAAGGAAGGAGTTAGAGAAGAAGAACAAGGAGGTTCTGGACCTCCAGTCCTATATTGAAGAACATGATGTGAATGTTCTCATTTGTGAAGGCAACGATAAACAGGTTGCAGCTTCAATTCCTGTACAAGACAGAAGAAATGGGCTTTACAACTTAATAGTAGAGCTGGAGATTCCAGGATGTGCACCGCTGAAGGTAAATGCCATTCTTGACACTGGCGCAACAACCTGCTGCATCAACAGTGAAGGGCTTCCGAAAGAAATGATGGAAGACAACACATTCACGGTGAAATTCACTGGAGCAAACTCAGTAATGAAGGCAGACAAGAAACTCAAGTACGGAATGATGAAGATTGAAGGTCATGTTTTTCGCATTCCTTATACATTTGCCTTTCCACTGAGGCTCGGCGGAGGAGAACAGTTAGTTATTGGCTGTAATTTTATACGGTCAATGAATGGTGGAGTCCGTATTGAAGGAAATGACGTGACATTCTACAAGAATATCACGACTGTGAAGACTCAGACTGAAGTTCCAAAGATTCTGGCTCTGGAAGAGCTAGAGATGGAAGAGGAGGAGTATCTTGCCTTACAAAGCAAATACAGCAGTATATGCCCTGTGATCCAGGAGAACTTCAAGGCAAGGTATGAAGAGCTAATTGTTCAGCTTAAAAATGCAGGTTATATTGGGGAGAATCCGATGAAATTTTGGGCTAAGAACAAGGTCCAGTGTAAACTGGAAATTATCAACCCAAATCTAACAATTCAAGACAAGCCCCTGAAGCATGTCACACCTGCAATGGAGGCCACGTTCAAGAAACATGTGGATGCATTACTGGAGCTAAAGGTGATCAGACCCAGTACAAGTCAACATCGAACTACAGCGTTCATTGTCTATTCAGGAACGACTGTTGACCCGGCCACTGGTAAGGAGAAGAAAGGCAAGGAAAGAATGGTATTCAACTACAAACGGTTGAATGACAATACTGAGAAAGACCAATACAGTCTTCCCGGTATTAATACCATTCTGAAGAAAGTTGGAAACAGCAAAATCTATTCCAAGTTTGACTTGAAGAGCGGTTTCCACCAGGTGGCGATGCATCCAGATTCGATACAATGGACAGCCTTTTGTGTCCCTGGCGGTCTCTACGAGTGGCTTGTAATGCCATTCGGACTTAAAAATGCTCCATCCGTATTTCAGAGAAAAATGGACAATTGTTTTCGAGGTACGGAAAACTTTATTGCTGTGTACATTGACGATATTCTCGTGTTTTCTAGAACACCAGAGGAGCATGCTGAACACCTGTTGAAGATGTTGTCTATTTGCAAAGAGCATGGGCTGGTCCTAAGCCCAACTAAAATGAAAATTGGAACTCCTACTGTGGAATTCCTAGGAGCTACCATCGGGAACAGCAAGATCAAGCTTCAAGAGCACATTATTAAAAAGATTGCAGACTTCAAAGAAGAGGAGCTAAAAACTACTAAAGGGCTGAGATCATGGCTTGGCATCCTCAATTATGCTAGAAGCTATATCCCGAATCTCGGAAAGACATTGGGGCCACTGTATTCCAAAATAAGTCCTACTGGTGAAAGGAGGATGAACGATCAGGATTGGGACTTAATCCGAAAGATCAAGAGGCAGATCCACAATTTACCTGATCTCGAGATACCCCCGGAAGATGCCTTCATCATTCTGGAAGTAGATGGCTGTATGGAAGGCTGGGGTGGTGTTTGCAAGTGGAGGCCCAAGAAAAATGACCCCAAATCTACAGAGAAAATCTGTGCTTATGCTAGCGGGAAGTTTGACATCCCGAAGTCAACAATCGACGCAGAAATCCACGCAGTGATGAATTGCATGGACAAGTTTAAAATTCACTACTTGGATAAAAAGGAGCTGTTAATCAGAACTGACTGCCATGCAATTATGGCATTCTACAACAAGAGTTCCTGTAACAAACCGTCCAGAGTTCGCTGGATCGCGTTTAATGACTTCCTAACAGGACTAGGCATTCCTGTGACAATTGAACACATCGATGGCAAGAATAATGTTCTTGCAGATGCACTATCCAGGTTAGTTTGTTCAATTATTAAAAATCCTGTTTACTGGCAAAGCAAAGAAGAATTATTGAAGCAGACAGAAGAGGCCCTGGAGCAGATAATGAAGAAGCCTCATCAAGGAGCTATTGCTAGGATAGCTACGCTTGTCAAGAAGATGCTGGAGGATGTACCCACCTTCCCTCCACGTGACGCATGAAGACACAGAGTGTGTTTCTTTAATTTTGTGTTTGTTTAAGTCCTTCGGATTGATGAGTTGTCCCTCATCAACGAAGTTATGTTGTGAAGGATTGCTGAGTTGTCAGCATCCTAATAAGTGTGCTTGTTTAAACAGTAAATGTGTTTGCTTAGAAAGGACTGAGCCTCGGGGAGCCGTCCTTTAGAGAGTCAGTGGATGCCAAGTGTTCGGCATCTGTGTGTTTGCTTATGCCTTAAGCAAAGCGAGAAGAATAATTGAGTGTCGATGGGGCCCAGAGAGCACCCGACTCAATCATTCCTTTCTCCTTTCTTAAGTCTATATAAGCACTTGTAAATGTAAGTTGCAGATCATCGAGAGAACCTCTGAGATCTACTTCTTAATAAACACAAGAAAATTGTCTCAAAGAGTGCAATACTCGAGACAAGATCCTTTGAAATTTGTATCCCGCTTCCTTGTT